TTGTAATTTTGGTGCTGCGCTTAATACAGGAAAAGCGTACTGGTCATTCTTTACTCCTGTTGCTACATACATAAGACCTTTGTTCACGGTGTCAAGTCCGATAACTGCTTCTGTAATGAAGAAGTCCTTTTCAAATTGCGTATAATTCGCTGTTGATAATACTAAAGACATAATTTAATTATTTTTTGTTAGAGAATTTTTTTAATAATTCGCTCATATAATCACCAACTTGTGGTTCTTTAACTTGAGCGTTTGAAGTTTCAATTTTGTTAGCTACTTTGTTAACTGGCAAACTTTCTAAAAGTTCTTTTGTTCCATCAAAGTCGTTAGATGCTAACGCAGTCCATTTGTTGATAATTGCCTCATCGTTAGCAATTTTTCCAATCTTTGCAAATTCTGTTACCATATTTTTGCAAGCATCATCTTTAGTTGCATCAAATTTAGCTTTCAATTCTTCGAATGCTTTGTTATCTGCTTCCATTTTTTCTTTTAAAGCATCCATTTCTGCTTGCATTTTTTCTTTTGCAGTCATTGCTTTGTTTTCCATTTCCTGGATTGCTTTCAATATGCTTTCTTCGTTTGCATCTTCATTCAATCCAAGTTTGTTTGTTACTTTTAACATACTCTTTTTGTTTTTTGTTTTTAAAAATTTATTAGTGATTAAATTAGCTTCCCGAAGAAAGTTATCGATATTGGCTGTTGTTAGCCGTTTTTTATTTACGCTTGCAGTTTTTTCAATTTCTGTACAAATACCTTTTTCCAAACATTGCTCTGCATTTAACCAGGTTGTATCTGTCATTAATTGATTAACCTCCTCTTGAGTCATATTTGATTTAGCACTTAACAAAGTTGAAATGCTATCCATAAAAGATTTATAACTCTTTTTATCATCTGATCCCGAAACAGGATGCATCATAAATTGTGCAAAATCCATCATTACTCTGTTTCGCCCACACATAAAAATCGCTCCTGCTATACTTGCTGCAATTCCTACATTGTAAGTATCAACTGGTGTTTTAGTTTTTAATATTGTTGATCCAATACTATAACCATCCAAAACAACACCGCCAATAGAGTTTATCCAAATTTGAATTCTCTTTTTACCTAGAGTATCCAAATACAGTAATTCCTTTTGAAATAAATTACCATCAATCCCCATTCCATCCTCATCATCAAATCCGATGTGAGAATTAATTAACATAATTGGCTCGTCTAACGTTTCGTCTACACAATATATCATACAACAAATTTATATTAATTCTAAATAATGGTTATAAAGTACGTTATCTATTTTTATTTATTATATTTGTATGCGCCTATACGTATAACTTTTTTAAAGTTAAACTATTGAAAAAGCCACTATTTTAGTGGCTTTTCTTTATTTACATATTCTTGCAATGCTTCCGATATAATGCTACTAACACTTCGGCCTTGTCGTTCTGCTAATAACATTAATTTTCTGTGAGTATTTGGCAAAGGATATGCTGTTACTCTACGCTGCAAGGTTTGATTTTTCATTTTAGTAAAGTTTCATAATTCTTAAACGAACTACATAAGGTTGCATATTTTTGTCAACTCCGCTAACTCCTGCGGTTTGGGTTGTTCCTGTTGCAGGTTGAGAAGTTCCACCAACTCCAACTTGCCCCGATTCTGTTTCAACACCACCTAATGTAATACTATGTGTGTGACTAACTACAACCGCATCTTTACTACCACCGGTTGCTTCAAGTGTTGTGTATCCTGTTCCGTAAGCAATAACGGTTAAACCTGCATCATTTGGAGTTCCATTGTTACCGTTCATTATTGCCCAACCTGCTCGCTCACCAATTCCTAAACCTGCGGTTGCTCCTGTACTAGTAAAATTGTTTGCCAAATAGGTACTATCACAAACGATTTCTTTTGTATCACCTTTTAACCAACTGTTAAGAGTAATGAAATCTTTAAATTCTGGCAATCCCGAAGAAGTCGTTGTGTTTTCAATTACAATTTTTCTGATGTTGTGAACGTTTCTACTAACACCATCAGTAAATTGTACTGGATCAGCATTTGTTGTAAATTGTGTTGTTGCAATTCTAGCGTATGCTTTTTGTAAACCTGTTAAAGTAAATGTTGCTCCATCAAAATTAAAAATTTCCCCATTGTAAAATAAAACTCCTGCCGACAATGTATGTATTGGCGCAACGGTTGAATTTAAACAACCCGAAATTCTATAAATTGTATTTACATCCGGGTTTGGTATTAAATTTGTAACAAGAGCTGCCATTGCTTCTTTTGATGCATCTTGTAAAAATTGCAATGTTCCCGATTTTATAGGCATTGCGTTTGATGTACTAATTGACGTAGTGTCTAAAATTTTCATTATTAATAAGTTATTATGTTATAGTTAATTCCTGCGCTAATGTATAAATCTGCAAAGCTTCTAACAATAGAAGTTCTAATGATGTCACTTGTTCCCAATGCATTAAATACAGCTATTGGAATTTTAATTGTTAAATTATATTGATCCACAAATATGTAATAATTTATAACTAAATCATTTGAAATATTTGTATAAACTTTTGAACTTTGAAATTCATTTGCACCACTTTTAAAAACATTGTTGCCTATTGCATTTGTGGTTAAATAAATATCACTTACTGCTGGCAATTGTCTAAATGTAGTATTAAACCAAGTATTTAAAGCATATTCCAAAACTAATTTTTCACCACGAATAGCCAACCTAAAATCGTTACCCATAAAGTTAGGCGATACCATTATCCAAGCATTAGTAAAACTTGGCTCATCAGTTGTATTTTCAGCAGCTACATAAATTGCTTTACCATATCTTACAGCCGTATTTCTTAAATAACTACCACTTGACCACGCAGTAGTAGTTTGAAAAGTTTTATAAATACTTGTTAACTGCGTGTTGTTTTGGCTTACCTCTTTAGCCATTTGTTGAAGAAAAGCTATTATTTTAGGTTGCCTTTTATCTGGAACCAATGTTTCAACTACCTTCTGTAAAAAATCAACACTATACATTTGATATAAAGTTTAAAGAGTCGTTAAATGTATAACCCGCTGTGTCTTCTGCTATAATATAACCTGCAATCGTTGAGAATATACGACCTATGGTTGTTTTGTTTTGTATTAAATAAGTTCCATTTGCAAAAGTTGTAGTGCTGTTTCTAGCTTTTACATCACTTATTAAAACATCATTTACTCCGGTAATGTTTCTAATTATTATTTCTAAATCTGAAACTTTCAATTGTCCGTTAAACGATATGCTCGCCAAATATGTATTAATGGCATTTATAACAGTTCCTTTAATTGTTGAACTATATTGACCGTTATAATAAATATCAGCATTTATATAAACTCTGTCTGCATCTTGTGAAACACAATTGTATTGAATTCCTGCTACTCCAATTGCGTTAACATATCCTTGCAATGCTCCAAGTTCCCCACTTGTTAAAGCTACCGGAGGATTGCTTTTTGCAACCTTAACAGTTACATTGTTGGATATGGTTGTAACTACCGAACATCGAGTTATAATTTGCAAAGATGTATCAACAACGGTGTATGATGGAATTAAATTTGTAAGCTGTACAATTTGTGGGTTTGTAGCCGAATATTGAAATTCAAAAATCTTTTTAGTTAACCAGGATGCTGTGTTTGGTATTGCTTGCCCAATATAAGTTTCGTTATCTGATTTAAACACATCAATTATTTGCTCTAATAATAAAATACTAACAGCAACAACGTAAGAAAATAACCTCCATATTGCTCGTGTGCTTGTGCTGTTTGCTTGTGCTAATTCGGGTGTCGCTTGTATGTTTGCGATAATGCTCGCCTGGATTTGTTCTATTGTTCTAGCCATTGTCTATTTCTAAATTAGTTGTTCCTGTTGTGTAATATTCTAGCGGTTTAGCAGTCTCATCAATCCATTGAGTCTTGAATGTAACTTTATAATGATAAACGTTTGAATGCTCAAAATCTTGCTCCTCACTAACTTTGACAAATATACTACTTTTTGTAGATTTAAAATGTGATAATGATTTAACTACTAAATCACGCAAAATAAATATATTAAAATTCTCATCAATATTAGATCCATTATAAAAATCTTGGCCTATGTGAATTGTTACATCAATATCTGATCCTTGTACATAACCTCCTATTGATTGTAAATTGTTTGTTTGTACTTCTACAAAAGCGCAAGGCATTGGGAACGAATATAACGAGCCATCTGCCATATATTGAAATTGATTATTCCAAATAGTAACAAATTTTAAATCTGTAATTAATTTTAATTGGTTTATTATTTGTTGAATTATATCGCCCATATTTTCATTATTTTTTGATTAATTTTTAATAGAAGCTTTTTATTAAGCTCTGGAGTCATTCCAACAAATTGTCTTTTTGGTAACTTATAAGTTCCCTCGTTATTATATGAAGCATAAGGATTGTTTACTACCAAAGTATAACTTAAATTGCTATTCTTATGTCCCTCGCTTACAGAGTTTGAAACATCACGTCTCAATCGACCTGTTTTTACTAATAGTTTTCTACCCGCTTGTTTATCGCTTTTACGTTTTTGCCAAGCTTTACCTTCAAAACTTTCTTTTCTAAAATTATCTAAAAAATCATTCTTTGCAGTATTGGCCATAAGCAATGATAAATCTAAACTTTTAAATTTAGCTGATATTTTCCCAAAGTTAAACTTATTCGCCATCTTCCATTAATTTTTCAACTGCATTAAATCCCTCTTTTGAAATATCAAAGTAAGGATGCGTTTCATTAAAAATTGCCTTATCTCTATATGGATTGCTGTTAAACAACTCATCCCTTTTGTCGCTCATTTCTTTACTTACTTCATCGGCCTTTGTTTGCTCTGTAAGTACTGCATCAAACTCATCCAATTGCTCAATTGTGCATCTGCAATTAAAATGATTTAGCGGTGTGTTGCTATCCCAAAAGCTATCCGATACCGGTAAACAAATACCATCCAAAGGTAAACAAATATCACTCGTTTGAGTATCTATAACCGCACTATATTTTAAAAAAGGCAATGCTTCCTTTTGCTTTTCTATTTGCTCCCAACGCTCAACCATTTGCGCCTGTCCTATTGTAGTGTTGTATTCCGCCTGCGCCCATTGTTTGTAATATTGGTCAAACGTTTGCTCTGCCTCTTTTTTAAATTCGCTAAAGGTTTTAATATCTTTATTATCTTTAATTAAAGACATTTCCCTTACACTATGGTAAACTTTGCATCCCGAAAATATTTGCAAATTAGATGTAAGCTCTGCTAACATTGATTTGCTTATGGTTCCCTCAATTTTGCCGAGGCCTCCAGCTAAAAATCTTGAAATAGCTTGATACAAGTCTAAAGGAAGACTATCCACATCAATATCACCTGCGTAGATGCCTTCCAATAGATTGTTAATTTGCTTTTCGGTGTACTTCATTATTCTTCTCCGAATAAATGCTCATCTAATAACAATAATTTCGCCTTATCTCTAATATCAACACCATCTAATAAATTTAACATATCGCTATAAGCTGCTACCGATTCCAATTGTACATCTCTAAAGAATTGTAAAAATCCGTATGTGTTATGCTCTTTTCTGCTTATAATTTCATCACTTGTAAAATCATAACCTAAATAAAGGTTATATTCTAATTGATACGCTTTTTCTATTACATCAACTAAATTTAAAAAAACACTTTGCGGAGTTTGAATAATAGGCAAAGTTACATCTACATTCCAATCAACTAAAAAGTTTTCGATTTTCTTTGCGTGTACTAATTCATCAGCACTTTCATTAGCAAAAAACTCACCTGCTCTTTTATACCCTACATTGTTGCACCAATTAGATGCTGAACGATAAAAATAATATGCGGTGAATTCATCTTTTAATCGCACTAATAATGCGTCGATTGTATTTTGATTTAAAGTATTTGGTTTCATTATTTATATAAGTTTTTTAATTTAGCTTTAATATCTGTTGTTGGTGCGCTTTGTATAACATCGGGACTTGATGTTCCTAGAGGCAAATCAAATAATTTTATTCCTGTTTGCTCCTCAAAATAATCTTTTGACATTTGTAAACCTGCCTTTTTAATTTCAACCGCCTGGCTTATAACTCTGTCGTTATGTTCGTGTACCTCGCTATCGTTTTTAAATTCAAATAAACAATCATCCGGTATATTAAAACCAAATTTACGCAATCTAGGGAATAACTCTGAATTTATAACATCCATTATAAATACACCATCCTTTGACTGCTTGTCTTCCATTGCTTGCTCGCTAGGACTTTCTTTTCCCTGTGTTGCTCCTAGTTTACCCGCTGTACTATCTAACGCATCAGCGTGTCCTAAAATAAGCTTTGATATTAAACCTTGCAATCTTTTTTCAAAGTTGCTATAAGCTTGCCAAGAACTACCAACGTTACCGCTTTCAATAAGTTCAATTTGGTCATCAATTGCATCCATAAGCACCCAACCTGCGCTACCCATATTCTCTAAAGCAGCTGCAAAATTCTCACGCTCTACTAATTCTGTTTTGTTGGTTTTTCCTACTCTAATAGGTTGGCCGAATAACTCTAAAAAGTCACCATTATAACCTAAAATGTTTCTTAAAAATATTTGATAAATAGCCACCTCATAAAACAAACCATATCCGCTATCACTTGTACCAATATCATTTGGAGTACTTAAGTAAACGTGCCAATCGCTCCAAGGTTCATCCTTAAATGGTGTACCGCTTAAGTTGTAAGCCATATTAGAAACTACATAACGATCCGGTGAAACGTACCAACGTTTTGTAACTTTCAAATCTTTAAATTCATTATTCATACAATCCCCTAACTCTATTAGAGAATAACCATAAAATAAAGTATCAAGTGAATGTGATATAAAACGATTAAACCAGGGTTTATCTATAAGCTTTGCAACATCATCGTTAACCTCACCTTTGGCATTTACAATTTGCCAATCTCTTAACATTGTCAAATCCTTTCTACGTTCAACACAAGCTTTAACGTGACCGTCTAAAATTGTATCGATGTAGATTTGTTGCATTCTAACTCTGAAAGGGTTAAAAGGTCTCTCTGCTTCTTCACAAGCTGTTCGCCAAGATAGGGTATCTTGCTTTATACGTGCTAATCTTATCGGAAGTGTTGTTTTTGATAAATGCGATTTAGCTTCTTCGCTGCTTAAGATGTTCGGTACATTTGGTTGCCCAAACCAAAGAAAACCTTTTGGTAGTATATTTTTAATTGATGCCATTTAGTAAATGTTTGTGTTTTTTTCGTTACTACCCCATTGAATAAATCGACCTGTTGTTGGCTGTACTGTTAATTTAGGAGTTACCTCACCAAGAGCGCACATTTTAAGCCAAGCTATTGCATTCTCGTAACGAGTTATGCGTAGTTCTGGAATGTTTCGAGGAGCAATTCTGCTATGTAAGTGATATAAAGCAATATCAATAATGTAGTTTAATAGTTGCGGATCTCTTGCGGTTCCTGTTTTAGCCAACTCCTCATCAAATAAATACTTTTGAATTAAATAGGAACGTGCCTCACCAATCGCTGTTAGTTCGGCCTGTTGTCTGATTGCCTCATTTTCATTGATTATTTGTTGCAGGTTAACATCCTGTATCAATAAAAGAAAATCTTTATTATTTAGGTAACTCATAATCGATGCTTATTTTATTCTTATACCTTGCAAATATATTACAAAGTTCTATGGTTTCATCTTTGGTAACTGCTGAAAAATCTTGTTTTAAATCTTTCATATACCTAGCAGCTTCTTTAACTTTCACAAAATTAGCAATCTGCCCCGTTTTTTTATTTACTATGTAGTACATATTTTAATATCCCGATTTTGATTTGTTTCTACCTATTGAAATTCCTAGACTTTTACTTCCTCGTTGATAATTTTGAAATTCAACACTAAAAGCAGTGCAACAAATGTAATCAAATAAATCTGAATAATGCCCAACTTTTTGATACCTGGCTCCTGTCTGTGGATTTGTGGCCATTTCCTTCAACTTTGTCCCATCGCTTGCTTCCTTTAAAGCTACAAAATCACTTATTGCAGTCTTGCAGTTTTCACCTATTATAACTCTAATGCCATCAAAATTCTTCTCAAAGATAGTATTAATAAAGTTACCTCTCATCACAACACTAGGATTGCTCGCTTGCACTCTGTTTCTTGGTTTAAATTGCGCCAAGTTGTCTAATATTAACCTATAAAAGTTATAACCGTGTTCCAATTTAGTATCTGATTTGTTGGCTGTAGCATCACCATACACAAACATTCCGCTTTCGTGTCCCTGGTATTTACGAATAATCTCATTACATACCGCCTTAACTGTGTTGTTTGGTGATACCCCACTTATCTCATCAATCATTTGTAACTCCTTACCTTCAATTTGGAATATACCACAAGGTAAATAAGGGTTAACGTTATCATCCCAGGAAATATGCAAAGGCAATGCCGGGTTATAGTTTGTATGCTTAACGTGCTGCTCAATTTCAAAACATTTATAAAACTCGCCTCCTGTCTTAAGTTGTATGTCCCAATTTCCCTCTACAAACACCATATACTCAAACGTTGGTAAATTTTTAAGGTTGTCAAGGTATGCCTGTGGCAAATAAGGGTTGTCTGTTATCTTTGCGGGAATATAAACCCATTCATTAGGTAAAGTTTGATTTTTCCAACGGTCATATATTAAAGTTTTAACCCATCCAAATGTAGGGTTGCAAGTTGCCAATATAACTGGCTTGGGTTGTATGCTGTCTTTAATGATCCAACTGCCTGCTCGTTCAAATGCCTTATAAAATGTCTGCTGTTGGCATTCGTTAATTTCCTCAAATAAAAAGCCGTTTACCTCCAATCCTTTCATCCAGTCAAGGTCTTTATCCTGTGAGTAGTTTTCGGATTTAAATAATATAACTGATCCATTAGGATGGTGATATTCATAAGGTGATTGCCTAACGGTTCCGCTTGGCTCAATCTTACGAAACGAAGGTATTGTTGTAGTTCGTATCTTTTCCATATCCTCCCGAATAACGCACCACCTGGAGTTTGGAAATACCTCACACATAATAAGCAAAGCGGATAAACCCCAAACAGATTTTCCGCCTCTAATTGCGCCACCATACAAAATAAAGTTGTATTGCTCCGATTGGAGCATTGCCATTGCTTCACTTTGCTTTGGTGTTAACTCCATTAAACTTTAACTTCGTTATCGCCCCACTTAATAATAGTTTGCTTTAATTCGTTTCCATCCGAAGTAACATCTATTGCTTGTGATGCTTTGCCTTCTGTTCTGTCTGTTACTTCTTTTAAATATGCTAATTCCTCTTTAGCTTCTAAAACAGCAGCATAAGCTAACTCTTGAGCCATTGTTCCAGGTTGAAAGTCTCTAAAAGCTTCTATATCTAATCTAATTAAATAATTATACCAATAGCTAATTGAAGTATCTTTACTCCAAGTTCCTCGGGATCTATTTTGTGGGTTTTCTGCAAATCCTCCTTTTCCTAAAGGGTTATTTATTGTTCCTGGTTTTGGCATTTTACTTGCTCTCTTGTTAATATTTTTTTATATAAATTGTTAATTCGCTCTGAATTAATTCCACGAATGTAGTAAAAATTCATTACTCTTTTTATTCTTACGATAGGTTTAAATCTTTGTATTTTCATATTTTTCAATTTCGTCTTTTACTTTATCCAAATAAATATCAAATATACTGTTTTTAGAAGCATAAAATAAATTGTTATGAAATGTTCTGACTTCTTCAACAACTATTAAAGCGCAACGTATGCTCTCTGCAACATCCTGGTACAAAATATATTCCTTTTTATCTGCATCATATTCGTGATTAAATTTAGTAATTAAATCCCTTGCTTTTTCGTTTGGATTCATATTATTTTTCTTGTTGAGCATCCCATTTTATGTATTCCATCAGTTTGGTGACATTTAAGGCAGTAACTATCCTGGATGCATTTAGGATAGCTACAGTAATCTAAATTACATATTTCGCCATCACGTTTAACTCCGCCTAATTTACATTTGATAGAGTCAATACCATTACTCCAAAAGTAGGAGCAATTTATTTCATCATCCTCACAAGTAAAATCTGCGTATGCTTGTCTAAACTTATTTGGTGTTGCAGTAAATGTATAACAATAATCTTTAGATTTGCAAAATTGATTTGTACACATTGATATATCTGCCATTATAATTTTTCTATTTCTTGTTTAACTTCTTGCCAATATTTATAATGAATTTCTCTATCCGAAAATATTAATTTCATTTTAGCTAATTTTTCCAAATGCAACTCAAATGCTATTAATTCACATTTTTTATCTTTTTGTGTCGGATATGTAAATAATTCATTATATCTATCAACTAACTCTTTTGCTTTATCTTTTAGTTTCATTTGCTTCCTTTTTTAATTAAGTAATACCATAACCATATTAATTTACTTCTTATAAATTCATAAGCTGCTAACAATAATAAGTATTTCATATTTGATATGTTAAATAATAATAATCTTTATTTTTTTTAAAGTTAATCCATTCACTATAAGTAATTTCCTTTTCAAAAGTAGTAAAAGTTTTCTTATGTGTTGCAACTAATTTTAATTTAGTTTCTGATGCTAATGCAAATGTATTACTTTTCGCCATCTTCTAAATGTTTAAGTTCACGTTGTAAGTAATCAATAGCTTTTTTTAAATCCTGAATATGCGTTCCTTTTCTTCTTGCTCTTGAAACGTATTTTATTACATTTCCTTCATTAAAATTTAAGTCATACAACTTGCAGAAATCAATTACATCAATCTTATCTGTTTTGTAATGCTCACCAGTAAACTCATCTAAAAACATTTTACTTTCCATATTCTTTTATTTTAATATCGTATTGAAGTTTTTTAGCAATTAGTTCTTCTTTAGTATATTTTTTAACTCTGTTAATGTCGCAAATGTTATCTAAATTAGTAACGTAATCAATTCCATATCTTGCAATCAAACCTTTTCTAAAGTTCAATTCATTACCATTCATAAATCTATTACATTTTCTGCATTGTTTGTGACAGTTATTCTCATTAAATATTAATCCGGAGTAAACTTCTGCTTTGTAAAAATGTCCACCATCGAAAACATCTGCTGTTGAACTATTACAACTTATACAATTTTTATCGCTATCACGTAATCTAATCCACTTTTGAAATGATTTTCTTGCTTCTGCCTTATATTCACCTATTGTTTTAAGTTTTGCTCTTAAATCGCTTTTAAATGCTTTGTCTTTATCTGATTTAACTTTTAAGTTAATTTTATTAAATATAACTTTACCAGCATCAGAGTTGAATAGAAAATCAGATAAACAGGATGCACATAAACCAAATGTCCGGTACAAAGTTAATTTTCCACAACCTTTAACCATTCTTGCTTTATTAATACCTTTGCAAGGTTTTTCTTTTTGCATCATAATTCTAAAGTTATTTCCTGATTTGGCATAGGAGCAGTTATATTAAACCATTCTTGTAAAAATTCTCTAATTTGTAAATGATATTCTTCTTGTTGCGTTGTTGTATTTTCTGTAGTTGACTTTGGTAATTTAATTATTTGTCCTGTATCTTCATTTACCTTTTCAATTACGTTAAATTGTATTTTATAAAATTCGTGTACTTTTTCAATATTCCAAACTTCACCCCATTCATTCTTAATTGCTTGTTGCGTAATTGGATAAAGCACTGCCCAAAGATAATTATTTTGTTGATTGCTTCGTTTATTTTTTGGTTTTTCAAATGTAATTAAAATTTCTTTACCCTCAAATGAATTTATTGTATCAATAATTAAAGTTCTGTTACGCTTTAATATTCCATTTTGAACTAAAGATTTAATTTGAATTTTCATAATTAAGTAGCTTTACAAAAACAATCAGTTTCATAATCAAATAAATCACATTGTTGTTTTGATAATTCGTGTAAATCTTCTGCTTTTGTAAACGGTCTTTTTGCAATTTCAATTAATTGTTCAATACTTTTATTTGTTCTTAAATCAAATCTTGGTATATCTTCAGAACTATATTTATTTTCCATATCTAACCACCAATCAGCTAAATTAGGATTTTCTTTAATAATTGTTAATCTTTTCTTTAAAGATTTTTTAAAACATAAATCACAATTACCCTCATAATCTTTTAATCCTAAATCAAAAGTTTGCTTTTCCCAAAATATTCTTACCATTTTTTGATTAACTGGTAATTCATCACATAAAGGATAAATTATATTTTCATCTTTTGCGTGTATACTTTTTCTATGTGCTTCATCTGCTCTTATTCCTATTGCTCTAATTACTTCATAATCTTTAAAATTATTTTTAATATAAGATTCAATAGGTCTTTGTTTTAATTCTCTTGTGCAATTTGAAGCCATATTATTTGGTAAAGGATATTTATTTAACATTGCTTCAAATGGTTCACCTTTTCTTGATGCAGAATTAAAATCAACTATTTTATAAGAAGTACCTTTTCCTTTTTCATTATTTATTGATGCTTCTAACCAAATTATATTCAAATTCCATTCTTTATCACATTTATCTACAAATTGTAAAGTTTTTTCAAGTTCCTTTCCTGTGTTTAAAAAAACATAAATTACATTTTTATATTTATCAGGATTTTCTTTTAAATGTTTTGCCATTAAAAAAGAAGTTCTTCCACCAGATACCATACATATATACAATTTTTTCATAACCAATTATTTGATTCAATTTGTGGCAAATCTTCTCTTGGTAACCAATCATTACCAATTTTAAAAGTAATATCATTAAATGCAATATTACGACTATATTCGCATTTAGCAAGTGTAATATCATTATCTGTTGAAATAAATACAACTGTTTCTGCTTTTTTTAATACACTACTTCCAACGTGACCTACTGGCTTTGCAGTTCCAAAATTCTTGTGTAATATTCCAGTGCAGTGCATCATTCCTTTTGCAGTCCATTGTAGTAACTTTTCAGTTAATCCTGTAGCTTGTTCCAAACTATTGAAATCGGTTACTAAATCTACATAACCATCAATCGACATTAAACCAATATTATTTTTAAATTCACTTTCAAAAACTACCCAATCAATAAAATCAAATCGTTCTTTAGGTGAATATTGTCGAAGTGAAAATGTTTTGTATTGATCCGATTTACTTCCGTACATTTCTAATACTCTGCGTTGAACTCTTTGTGTGTGAAAAGATGATTGCTCTGTATCAAATGAAATTACAAATTTATCTTTTGTATCGTGTCCTTTAATACTTGGTGTATAGCTATTTGAATTTCCACCTAAATAACTTGCTTCAATCATTGATTTAAAAAATGTTTTCTTTGATTTAGAAGCTCCAACAATACAACTGAAATCACCATAACTACCAAATGGTGTAGGATAATGATTTCCTTTATATTCTGTAGTTCCTATTGATAAAGCTATCGGTTGTGGTTTTATTTCTTCAGAAGCATCTATTAATGCTTCTTTAAACATTTTACTAAAATCAACTTCATTTGAAATTATTTCAGGTTTTTCAGATATTATAATTTTTTCAAACATTATTAATAATTAAAACATTGATATTTGATTTTGTGCAACATCTCTATAAATTTCAGTTTTAAACTTAATTATAGAAGTATCATCATTTGAACTTTCTCCAACAAATTTATAACTATAACTTGGTCTTTCAATTATTTTTCTTCCACTTGTATCTTGACCAGGAATTTTTAAATTTGAAGAAGTAGCAATCCAATTTTTATCTTTTGCTAAAGCTAAACCTAAAGCAGGCGACATTGTTCTAATATACATTGTACTTTTTTCTTTTGCATATAAAGAAGAAATATAATTTAATATATTTTTACCTAATCCTAAACCTTGAAAATCAGGTAAAACAACTATTCTACTTATTCTTCTTGTTTTTTCATCACCGACACCAGGAAATGGTAATATACCTATAAAACAAATTGGTTTATCATTCCATAAAACAATATAATTATTTGCTGCTTTATTTAAATCTTCTGTTAAATAATGATGTTGTTTGAATAAACTCCAAGTTTCATATCTACATCGAACAATCTGAAGTTCAATTTTTGGTTGCCGAAGTGATGGCGCTATCTCAAGACGCCCTTTAGATGGTGAATAAATCCAATCAGGTTGTAACCATTCCATAATATCAAAATGACAACTTGCAAGTACTATTTTCTTATTAGTTCGTCTAATATATTTTTGTAATGCATTACTCATAGCTTTTGCAACATCTCTATCTACTACAGAAGTATATTCATCAATTAATATTACTTCGTTTTCTGATGCACTTCCTACAATATATGCAAGATTTGCTCTATATTGTTCATCATTTGATAATGTATTAAATGGTCTTAACCAAGTTGGAACAGATGATAAACCCATTGCAGATAATAAAAAAGTAGCTTCTTTAGGTTCTAACCAATCAAAATTACTTATTAAAGATTTTGAATTATCAAAATATGATTTATCCATTTCTTTTTTAAAATAATTTTTTAATATGGTTGTTTTACCAGTTCCAGAACCACCATAAACAACACCAATATTCCAATCTTTTGGTAAATGTTCTAAATTAGCTTCTACAATTACTTTTGATTCTTCTTTATTTTGTATATCAAATGCTTCATAAATATATTCTGTATATTTATCGTTGTTAATTTTATGTGTTAAATTTATTTTCATAATTATTTGTTTTTATAAGTGTTTACTGCCAGGTTAAAATTAAATTCAAAGTTTGCTTTTACATTTTCAATTTCCCAAGTTTCGTTAGATTCTTTAAACGCATCAATATTAAGACAATTTTCTGACTCTAAAAAACTTGTTAGTTCATTTGTATCTAAATTAATTTTTAAGCACTCTAAATGGTATTCTAATGATTTTGAAAGTATGTCTTTGTTTATTTGCTTACTTGCAAAGTTTACATTCTTGTAATAGAATAAAAAGTCAGTTAAAACAAAGCAGTACATTTTAGCAAGTAACTCATTTTCTTTTACAACTTCTTTGTTTGATAAGTTTATAAATTCTATAATTGAATTTAAAGCATCAGCATCAGTTGTGTTAGGTTTATTCTGTTTGCTTATTGTATAACTTAATCGGTTAATAGATTCTTTAATTTTCATAATTTGTCTTTTATTTCAGTTTTTATTTGATATTGTTTTTTTACTCGAACCCAATTTGTAAAATGCTTTTTAAATTGATTTAAACTTCTTGGTTTATTATCTCCAGTAGTTCCACAATGCAATTTAAACTCTTGTAATGCAAAATGTATTTTATTTCTATCTATTTTATATAACCTTTCAATATCTTCCTTCCATTGTTCTGAAAATAAACAAATATTAACAGCATCATCAAAAGTTATTATTTCTATAGTTGTTACATTAACATTAACATTTACATTATCAGTATCATTTACAGTTGAATTTGTTGAAATTTGTTGAACACTTTCAACATTTGTTGAATTTGTTATATTTTGTTCATCACTTTTTAATGCTCTTAATTCTGCTGAACGCTTTCCAGCATCACTTCTTTTTGATTTAACTTCTTCAAATTTAATTAAATCACGCTTTAATTGCAACTCTATTGGTTTCCAAGCAGTAAGAACTAATCTATCTTCTAATATTGGATTTTTATCATTTACATATTCTAATAAATGATTAAATAAAATTCCTTTTTCTTCAAAAGTTAAATGTTCAATACTTTTAATTAAATCACAATAAAGTACAAATGATTTTTTGTTTTCAGCCATATTATTTAAAAATTAATGCCCTACTACAAGCGGTGGAAGTCGCAAGTAATAAGGCATTGGTAATATTTTTTATTAGTAGCTTCCACTCTACGTTTGCAAATATAATAAAATATTTAATATAAAAAAATAAAACCGCACCTAAATTTAATTAAGTGCGGATTATATTAATTAAAAAGGTAAATCTGAAGCATCAACTATATCTTCAGCTACAACTGCATCTTCTACTGGTAAACTTTCTTTTAAGTTCCCAAAGTAAAATTTATCTTCCTTTGTTGATCCTTTGAAATTAGATTGAAACGATGCTACGTTTCCGAATTTATCCAATTCATCGTTTACCCATAATCTAACATTCAAATAGATTTTACCATTTTCATTTTTAGTAAATGCTTTATTTCCTGCTTTTGCTTGTTCTAACAATTTGCTAAAATCAATGCTTCCGTAATAACTTGTTTTAACTCCCATTTTAATTTAATTTAAAGATTAATAAATTCTTGTTCTTGTTGTGTAGTTGTGTTATATTTCTGTTTAATTTGAACCAATGAAAAACCACCATCTTTTGCTTTCTTTAATATTTCAGTAGTTGCGTTTGGTTTTGGCTGTACTGCTTTTTGCCCATCATCATCATCTGCACCAACGCAAACAAATGATTGTAGAGAATATCTACGAGCATAACTAATACCACTTCCCTGTGCTTGTGCATCGTTTACTTTATTGTAAATAATTTCGGTAAGTGATTCCATTAACTCGCCTGATTCGTGAAGTAAAATCGTTTTAACAAAGTTTTTGTTATCAACGTGAACTATTGGCTGAAGTACACTAATTCCATTTGAGTTTAATATTGGAATTACTGCTTCTCTAATTGCATTTAAGTCCGCATATTTAGATTTGAAGAATGGATTTGTAGCACCTTTTTTTGGATTGCTCATTTCCGATTGTGCTTTTAATAAAGCTGTTGCAATTTGTTTCATAAGATAAGATATTTAATTGTTTAAGATTTGTAAATATAAGTAATTAAAATGATATAGCCAAACTTGATTTTCTTGGTGTAGTTGAAACTTTAGGTACATCATTACCATACGCATCAATTATGTCTTGTTTAAGAGCCAATTTTAATAATTCTGCTCTATCATCTAAATCTTTTTTTATCGTTGCGTAAATCGCATCTTCTGAATAGTTGATAGTTTCACCACCACTTCTGAATGTACCTTTTAAACCAAAAGCTTCAAAGTTTTCTTGTGGTATTACTTTTAGCAGTTCTGCATTAATAACATCCAATGCTTCACCTATTCTTTTGGCTTGTGCAAGTAACTCAAATTTATCAACTTCACCTGCTTCTAAAACTTCAGTAATAAACTTCTTACTGCTAAATTGGATCTCTTTCTTATTTGGTAGAAAGTTTGATGTTTGAACTTCCTGTTCACGTAACATCATAAATAAATCTTTACTCATTGCTAATTTCGTTTATAATTAATTTACTATCATAAATATCAAAACAATCAACTGGGTTCAATCCCTTCCAATACATTTGATATTTATAAACTTGGTAACCTGTTCTTTTTGAGTAGAAGTCATATCCTCTTACTGCTTTGCAAAATTCTAAAAATGTTACTTTAGGCATCTTGATTAATTTTTAAAGTTGATTCTAATTCAGTTAATTTTTTGTAATAAGTAAATTTTAATTCTTGTTGATATTCAATTTCTTTTTCTGCTTCCATTAATTTAGCTTGTAACTGCTCAATCAATAACATTTTTTCTTCAATGATTTTTAATAATGTTTCCATTTTTTTTTAAAATAAATACCCGAACTAAAAGAGGTAAGGCACTCTAATAATTCGGGATTTGTTAATTTTGTTCGACCGCCTTACTTGTCGTTTGTTATGCAAATATAATAATTATTTAATTAAATGCAAATTTATTTTACTTTCGATTATATAAAATCCATCTTTAATAGTAATTTGTGGTAATGGTCTGTCATATCTTGTGTAACCATCCATTGCTTTATTTTTTAATCTTTCTGCTTGTTCTTTAGTATATTTCATAATCTTATTTCTTTTTAAATTGTTTTAAAAAATAACCTAAAAATGCTAATCCAAAAATACTTGTCATAATCCATCTATGTATTTCAATAGGGTTATTATATTTAAATTCTGACGCAGCATACAATCCAATTGTAAAACAATTAACCATTGCTAAAAATAAACTTCCAAATGTTTTAATTTTTTCCATATCTTATTTCTTTTTAAATTGTTCAAA